GCATTCGAACTCGAATTAAAAAGAGTGCCACAATCAGCGTAGGGAACTCCATTAAAGATGGTCGTAGCAATCAATGGTGATCCAGATGAGACTGTCGCTAACCAATAAGCATAACCAGGAACTGGCAGCACAAGAAAGTAATAATCTGTGCTGGCAGTGGAGAAAGCTTGAGAGGCAACCATACGGTGCTTCTTAACCAGGCTTTTACCCTGATAATCATCAGGGACTCCTCTGACATTGCTATTGGCAAAGTCCGGGGGGGCAAAGGCACACTTTAGAAAAGACATTCCGTCCTCTGTAATGGTAGCTCTACCTGCTCTGACCATAGATTTTACGGTCTGGTTATAGGCTGTCCTTCCAATGACGGGAGCTGTTCCCTTGGCCTGGACCATGGGACCCATACTCAGACCAGAATTACTGGTGGCATAGGTACCTGGTCTAGCTCTAAGAGAACGCATTCTTCTTTTAGCGCTCTTTGATGTAGACGATGCAGACTTATTTTGCTGTGTCTGCTTAACAGCTTTACTCTTGCGTTGATCCATTGTTAATAATGAGGCCCCTCCACCTCATAGTAGCCCACTGACTCTATTAGCTCTAAAATAGATTCATAGTCAGGTCTGGTCTCCAACTCAGATTCAAAGCCTACCATGGACATCCTGTATTCGAGGAAGTCCTTAGGCTCTTGGTGTAGGAGATTCATAACCATCTTTTCCTTATTCAGAGCATAGCATGTATTTGGCCCGTAATAGTGGCTGCAAAACTCAAAAGAGTCGTTGACGGGGAGATACTCTTTACAGCGTATTCCGTACTCAAGGTACCTTTCCGCTGCGTTCTCAACCGTGCTTTCCACGGAATCGTCGCCGGCTGCAATGGTTTTGCGGGACCCGATCAAATCAGCGATCCTAACTCGCATAAAAGAGTTATCTCTACTCGTTCTAAATTTTCCTGAATTTACTATACCCTTAAATAAGGGCTGCACCAAGGTACCATCAGAAAACTGATATATCGACTCAGTTTCCAGGTACGCTTTGGCCAAAATCAGGCGTTCAAATACGGGTGAATAACTTCTAGCAAGCTGGACGGTTGTTTTGGCCGCATCAATTACTTGCCATTGTTTCACGCCCCAATCCCAGCCCGAAATATCTGCGTAGGACATAGGCATTCCGCATCCGACCACGTCAGCGTAAACGCTAGCGCTGTCTGACGCAGTAAAACCAATACCAGGTTTAGATGGTATGTCCTGCCAGTTTTGTATTTCCAGCTTGGTAAAGTGTCTGCACAATAACATTTCTATTATTTTGTCAGTAAGTGAAACAGACATGATCAGTCGAACGCGACCAGTATTGATTTTATCCAACGTATGAGGTTCATTCTTCACGAAGACTCTCACAGGATCCATCAAATTGCGGTCAAGTCGTTCCTTCCTTGTCATGGCTTTAAGTTCGTCAATGGAGGTGGAGAGAATCAGCTCGATTCTATCAAGTACGATATCATTAAGACGTTCACCCATGGTTTCCAACAGCTTGTCATTGCGTCTAGCAATCTTAGCATGAGGAACTCCTGGGCTAGCTTCAGCCTTTATGTCATCCTTGAGTTTATCTATAGCTGCGCTCCACTTCTCGCGGTCGTAGGTCTGTAAATATGTTGGTAAAATATGTTGTAGATATTGAGGTAAAATCCTTTGGTCAGATTCCTCAATTTCAGAGAAGGTAGGTTCTCTGAAACTTACAATATGTTTGTCACATTGGAGTCTGAAGCTACGCTTTTCTGCTTCTGCCCCTCTTGGGGGCCAAGCATACTTGGCGTAACTGGGCTCTTTGAGACAAAGTGCTTGCCACTTCCCGGTTTCCTTCCTTTGACCTGCCCCTGTGAAAGTGATGCTGCTTCTTCCGACTTCTTCAGATTTCTCTGAGAACGGAATGGCTTGTTCAAACCACTGGTAGTAGGCGCCCCAGACGTCGCTGGGGCTTGGGAGTTTAAAGGAACCGCAGACTCTGTGGTTTCCAAGACTTGTTTGGTCTTCCGATTTCTCTGCCTTCTTTTGGCGGACTTCGTACGGGTGGGGTTTCCGTCAATTTCCTCGACTACATGAGCCGAAGCTGTTTCCTTCTTAGGATTTACTTTCGCTACATGAGTCTTAACTTTGACCAAACCATCCACCATATAGTCTTTATTGGAACCCAGGGATAGGGTTGCTATATTGAGGGAATTATTTGAATCCACACCTAGAGGAGCATAGGAGGGCTGCATTCTTAATTTTTGAATGAGCTTCTCTCCCATGGGAATCTCCCTATAGGTGGGCAGATCGGGGTACAAGCCATGCGTGAGGTCTTCTTGAATGTCAACCCCTTGCCTATGCACTTGGTGATCGTAGTCTCCTACGCCGCCAGACTTGAGCATTTGCACAACTTGTATTGCAATCTTCTTAACCAATGTGTCCTCTGCAACTCGGTCCATAATCTTAGTGACCATCTCCGCAGGGAGTTTATATTCCAAGATAGCCTTAGCTACAGCAGAACCTTTCTCAATCTT